GGGGACAGGCCCGAAAAAATCATGTCTAAGGTTGTTTTGCGCGTGGCGCGCGCATTGCAGATACGCGCTAAGAAATATCCTAAAGCAAAGCGCGTAAGACGGCGCGATGCCTACCCCGAAACCGGAGACGGCTTTTTTACACAAAAGCAACGGCGTTGGTTTTGGTGGAAGTTTGGCGAAAAAATCAGAGCGGCGGGCGGGGGGCGCGTTGTGTTCTACGCTCGCACCAACACGATTAGTAGAAATTGGGAGTACAGGCAGGAAAGCGCAAGCACGGCGGTAGTTTATAACGATGTGCCATACTCGCAGTTTTTACACTCGCCCGCGCAAGACAAGAGCGGTAGGGCGCGTCTATCGGCTATGGTTGGGTGGAAAAACACTGACGAGATAGTCGCGCAGGCGCGCGACGAGATTGAAAAAATATCAAACATCGTTACAAGTGAAGAGGCGAAAGCGGTGTGATATAATCTCGCTGCTCCATTCTCCTTCCTCCTTCCCCCTTGCCCCACAGTCGCGATGATTGCGGGGCGTTTTTGTGGCAATAAAAAAGCCCCCGCTTCTGGGGGCTTTGTGTTTTTTTTGTTGGTTTATTATTTGTCTAGGTTGTCCATCCACTCCGATTCTGTTTCTTCGCCGCCTACTTTGAAAACTAATTCCGACTCTGGATTGAGCGGATACCAGTAAGTTTTTCGTGTTCTGTAAAACGGGATATATTTTGTCAATTCTACAAATGCTTTGCGGGTGCTTTCGTAGTCGTTAGCGTCAAACTCGAAAATCGGCGCGTCTTCTGTTTCGGTTTCGGGGTATTCTTCGCGTAACTCTTTGTTTACTTCGTTGATGCCGTTCAGCACTTCTTCCATTTCGAGCCATGAAAATTTTACGCGGCGTGTGTTTCGTACTCGTTCTAGCATTTTGGTTTCTCCTGTGTGGCTTGTTTCTGTGTTGCTTATAATGCAATTATACCAGATAAACATAAACTGTCAATACTAAAAATGGAATTGGCGGCGAGAAAATTCGGAAATTCCGAATTTTCAACATTTGCAATCATAGAAAATCTGTGCTACAATACAAGCACAATCTACACCGTTTTTGCGAAGATACAGGCGACCCCGAAAGGCAGCACCTACTAGGGCAAGCGAAAAAGCGCAGAGCGGGCAGAACGGCAAACGTTGAAACCGCGCCGCGTTGGTCATTAGACCGCGCGGCTTTTTTGTTGTTTGCGGAGGTGTGATGCACGATGAAATTTTGATAGCACAAGGCGGCGAAGTGAAAACGCTGCAAACAGATGAGGGCTTGCGTGTGCAGGGTTATCTTGTGCGCTTTGGCGACCCTAGCCAGCCCGATGTAAGCGCAGAGCGTGATTTTTTCACCAGAGACACGAATTTTGGCAAACACTCAACGACCCCCGTCTACTTCAACCACCGCTTGCCGCTGAAAACTCGTGACGGCGGCGCGCTGCGTGTCCGTGAACAAATTGGCGAAGGCAGCCTGACGGTAGACGATACCGGCGTGCTGATTGATGCCATCATTTACAATGCCGACCTTTACTCTCAACAGTTAGACCGCATGGGGTGGTCATCGGGTACGGCGGCGCACACAGTTGAGCGCAAAGCCATGCCAAACGGCACAAACTTTGTCGAGCGTTGGCACTTGGGGCTTGATGCGTCATTGACACCTATACCCGCCGAGCCGCGCACGCGCGGGATTGTCCCGCTAAAATCGTTGCAAGAACAGCCGGAAACGGCAAACATTCAAGTTATGGAGACAAAAAACATGGAACAAAACATTGACGCGCTAAAGGCGCAAATGGACGGCGTTTCCGCGCAGATGGAAACCGTCTTGAAGGCATTGGAACGCCTGCCCGCTGCGGAAGCGAGCGGCATGATTAGCAATTACGGCGGCGCAGCCGACCCCGCGCATAAATCGTTGGGTGATTTTATGCTTGCAGTGGCGCGCCAAGACCAGAAACGCTTGACCGCTATTTACGGCGTGAAAGCGAACACCCTGACCGAAGGCAGCGGCGCGCAAGTTGGCGTACTTGTGCCGCCTGAATACATGCGCGAAGTGTTACAAGTGGCGTACACTTCAAGCCCCATTGCAGGGCTTGTATCGCGTCAACCTGTCACGCAGCCATCCGGCGAATATCCCGCGCTTGACCAATTCGTAACGCCTACGGCGGGCGTTGGTCAAACCGCATTCGCAGCGGGCATGTCTACCGCCGTGCGCCCCGAAGCCGGTTCGTACACGCAAACCGACATGAGTATGGAAACCGTGTCTTGGCGTTTGAATGATGCCGCTTCCGGCTTTTTCTACGCTTCCCGCGAACTCGTTGAAGATGCTCCGGGCTTGGAACAGATGCTGCGTTCAATCATCGGTATCGCAGTCGGCGCAAAGACCGAGTATTTCATCTTGCGCGGCAGCGGTAACGCGCAGCCGCTTGGTATCCTGAACGCCCCCGCCGCGATTGGTATCAGCCCCGACACCAATGCTACTTTTGCCTACACCGATGCGCTTGAAATGATTTCGCGCTTCAAGCAGGTTGGTGGTACTCCCGTGTGGATTATTCACCCTTCGCTTATCCCCGACATTGGCGTTTTCCAAGTCAGCACCGGCGGCGCGTCACTCGTCAGCAACATTAGCGCAGGTTTAGGGCTGCAAATTTTGGGCTACCGCGTAATTCAATCCGAGCATTTGCCGCAAGCCGACAACAGCGGTTGCGCCATCCTTGCCGACCTTTCGGCGTACAAACTCTTTGAAAAAGGCGGCTTGTACATCGATTACAGCGAACACGCCGCCTTTACCACCGGCAAGGGTACTTGGCGGTTTGGAATGCGGATGGACGGCAAGCCCTGGTTGAAGTCGGCTATCACCCTGAGCGACCCGCAAGGTTCGTTCACCCAATCCCCCTTCGTTTACTTCAACGACTAAGGAGCGCAAGCCATGAAAAAACTTTATGAGCAAGTCGGCATTATGGCGACCATCGACCCCCAATTGGTTGACGCAGCCGCAGCCACGAGCGATTGGGTGTACATGCAAAAAATTGACCGCCTGATGTTCATCGTCAAGCTTGGCGCAACCGACATCACTGTAGATGTGAAATTGCAGCAAGCAAGCGATAGCAGCGGCACGGGCGCGGCTGATATTTCCGGCTACTCTGTCACCCAACTTGCCGCAACTGACGACAACAAGCAGGTTATCATCGAGATTGATGCCGCCGCCGTCATTGCCGCATCAGCCACCAAGCCGTACGTCGCTTGCGTCGTCACGGTTGGCGATGGCAGCAATGGTGCGTACATTGACGCGACCGGGCTTGGGTACTGGTACGACCACTCCATGCCCGCCGACAACGACCTTGCCAGTGTTGTGCAGATTGTCGGGTAACAATGGCTTACACAACGGCGGCGGACGTAAAAACGTACCTAGCCATTAGTGGCGCGGGCGATGACGCGTTGATAACTGCGTTAATCGCCCGCGCGCAAGCGGCAATTGATAGGTACACAGAGCGCACGTTTGAAGCGTCAGCGGACAGCACGCGCAAGTACTCCCCGCTGCGTGATGTGATGTTGGACACTCTGTATCTCGATGGCGACCTGTGCCAGATAACCAGCGTCAAAACTGACGCTGATGACCCATCGGGCGCAACCACAATCCCAGCTACTGCATACATCACCGAGCCGCGCTACCGCACGCCTTATTACGCCATCCGCCTTGTAGACACCGACTACACTTGGGAGTATTACGACATTCCCGAAAACGGCATTGAGATTACAGGGCGTTGGGCGTGGTCAACGTCAGCCCCGGCGGATGTGGTGCAGGCGTGTACACGGTTGGCGGCGTACTATTACCGCCAGCGTGACGCACAAGTTTTTGACGTGACCGCGCAGCCTGAACTTGGGCAAATAACAATACCGCAAGGGCTACCCGCCGACATTCGCGCGCTACTTGCGCCTTACAAAAGGGTTGTATGACAACCGCGCTGCAAGCCATCACAGCATTATCAGCAATGAGCGTAACAGGCGTTACGCGCGTCTATGCGTACCCGCCGACCTCGCTAAACAATGCCGACTTGCCCGCTATGTGGGTGCAATTGCCCACAATGGACAGCGGTAGACCGTTAGTTTTGAGCGCGGCCAGCGGATGGCCGCGTTTAACGGTTGATGTGATAATTGCAGTTGAGCCGGTTGGCACAGGTACACAAGCCGCCAATTTTGCCGCGCAGGTTACGTTGCTTGACGCGCTGGACGCGGCACTCGCGGCGACCGATATAGGCAAGGCGCGCCCTGATTGGCGCATAACAGCGGGCGGCGTGACAATTGCAGGCAACGACTTTTGGGCGTTACGCGCCGAAGTAAACATTCACGGTTGATAAGGATTTATAACCTATGGCACAAACTACAAATGCAATGAGCGCGAAAGGCGCGAAGGTTTTTCTGTCCACCAATGGCAGCACGTGGACGGATGATATAAGCGGCGAAGCAACGAGCGTTGAGAGTACCGAGCAAAGCCGAATTAGCGGCGAAAACTATACCTTTGAAGGCGATACGCCCGTTATCACGTCCGGCAAGCGCGAGCCGATGGAAATCACCGTCAACACCATCTACACCGAAGAAAGCGCAGATACATTTGAGACCGTGCGCGCTTTGTTTGAAGCGGCGGGCGGCACGGCTTTGTACCTGCGTTGGCAGCCAGCCGGCAACACAGCGGGCGACTTTGTCTTTACCACTTCTGCGGGTGTAATTACCAATTTCTCCTACCCGCCCATTGACGCGTCGAGCGGCGACCCGATTTTATGCACATTTACTCTCAAAGTCGCCAGTATCACCAAGTCGGCGGTAAGCGCATGAGACCCGTAAAGGGCTACACGGTTGACAGCAGTAGTGTGCAGGGTGATGGTTCATTCATCACCCTGAAACGCTTGACTTATGGCGAGCGAAACGCGGCTATCAGGGTGATACAAGAGACAGAAGGAAAAGAGTTACTCGACTTTTATCTTTCGCAGATAGCCGAACTCGTCATCGGCTGGAATTGGCAGAACGAACAAGGCGACCCAATACCGCTGCATAAGCTTGAAGATTTGATGCCGGAAGAAATATCGTTCCTTGTTACGTCGATCGGTAAACTGCTGCGCGGCGAGTTGATGCTTGACGTAAAAAACTAAAAACGGCGGTTTTGTCTCATTTGTGGGTTGGAGCAGAGCCGCCGGAACAATATAACGACTTGATTTTGTGCCGCAATGTTTATCATTGCACGCCGAGCGAACTAGACGAACAGGACGCGGAGCGTATATTAGCCCACATCATTTGCATTAATGCTGAAAATAAAGTGAGCAAGGTGAAACGATGGCGGAAGTAAAAATTAAAATATCCGCAGAGGACAAGGCAAGCAAGGCGATCGGGGATGTAAAAAAATCGCTTGCCGATATTCCAAAAGACGCGAAAAAAGCCGCCGTTTCGTTTTCGGACATTGCAAACGCAGTAGCCAAAGCAGGTGCGGCGGCGGTTGCGGTTGGCGCGATAGTCAATCAGGCTTTCGAGTTTGGCGAGCGCGGCGCGATATTGACGCAAACCGCCGAAGGTTTTGACCGCATTACGCAATCGCTGGGCGCGCCACCTGACCTACTCAACAAGTTGCGCGCGGCGGCAAATGGCACTGTAACGGACTTGCGCTTGATGAGTGCCACGAATACGCTGCTTGCAGGCACTACCGGCGAATTAGGGAGCGCGCTTGCGGGTGCTACTCCGCAATTGCTAGAGATTGCACGCGCAGCAAACAAACTCAATCCGGCGCTTGGTGACACCGAGTTTATGTATCAATCACTCGCGCTTGGTATCAAGCGTAACTCCCCGCTGATTTTGGACAATCCTAGTCTAACCATCAAGATTGGCGAAGCAAATGAGCGGTATGCGGCGCAATTGGGGAAAACAGTCGAGCAATTGACAGCAGACGAACAAAAACAAGCATTGCTCAATGAAACCCTGCGCGCGGGCGCGGTGTTGATTGAGCAGGCGGGCGGCAATGCAGCGGCGGCTACTGACGGTTACTCTCAAATGTGGGTTGCCATCGAAAACCTTGTCAATGAGTTGGCGCAGCGTTTTGACCCAGCAATGAGAAACGCTGCGAAAACCATCACAGTTGCAGCAAAGGTGATGGGCGGCGCAATTGACGAAGCGATGGACGCGCAGGCGGCACTAAACACAGAGGTGGCAGCAACCGCGACAACCTACGATGAATACTTACGCGCGCAGTTGGAAGTAGCGCGCATGACGCGCGGTTTGTCATCGGCGGGCGCAGAGTTGCTTTATCAGTTTATGCAAACCGGCGTAGCCGTTGGGCGCACAGAGACAGAGTATTTACAATGGGCGCAGGCTATGGGGGTTGCAAATATTGAGCAGTGGAAAATCAACCGAGCGGCGCAAATGATGTATGCGGCAATGCAGCCGATACCGCAAGTCACAAACGATGTTATAGATAGCCTTGCCCGCTTCGATGGTATTGATATGCAAACCCCCGCCAAAGGCGCGGCAGAACTTGGGCGCAATATGGACGCGGTGGCAAATGCAACCCGAAGCGCGCAAGATGCCGCGAGTAACTACTTTGCGTTTGTTGACCGCAACATAGGCGATACAATCGCAAACCTGAAAAAAGACATTGAGTTTATTCAGGCAGGCGGCGCGCAAATTGTTGCAGAGTTTGAGCGCGTCAAAGCCGGCATTGCAAGCGGCGCAATCACGCCCGAAGAAGGGCAACAAGCCCTTGATGGTTTGTTCGTTGCGGCGCAAAACCTTGATGCAGAATTAGGGAATATCACGGCATGGGAAGCGGCTAACAACATTCGCGAGACGTTGGGCGTAAGCATGGAAGAAGCCTATGCTATTTTGAAAGACTTCAAGGCGACTTTGACAGCCCTGAACGGCTCAAACATCACTGTAACAATTGACGTGAAACAAATGGCGGCGGGTGTGACGGGTGCGGGAACAGACAGAGCAAGCGCAAATGATTTTGACAATGCGCCAGCAATCCCGCAAGCAACCGGCGGCGATTGGATGGTGACAAAGCCGACCTTGTTCTTGGCGGGAGAAGCAGGCGCAGAGCGCGCAACATTCACCCCGCAAAACGGCGCGCAACCCATTGGCGGCGAAAGTGTGACGGTAAACATCTATGCCGCCGTGCTTGACGAGAACGCGGCGCGGCGCGGCGCAACAATGGGCGTACAAGCAGCATTGAGAGCGAGAGGCGCAGCATAATGAGCGAACTCTACATACTCGAAAAATTCGGCACGCTAGACCTGCCCGACTACGGCAGCACGATGACAATCGGCACGCCTAACGCGCGCAGTATCATTACCAACACGGCGAGCGGATATTTTGACCACAACGGCACATTGCAAGCGCGCAGAGACGCAACCCGTGAAGTTTTGGCGTTTGCGCTTGTTGGCGGCGGGTTGCTGGCACAATTGCAACCACTTAAGGCACTCATCGGCAAACGCAACAAACTCTTTCGCAGAGTTGCAGACGATGACAGCGTGCAATGGGCTTGGGCGCGCTGCGTG